TAAATGTCTCACAATGTTAGCTCTGGAAAAAGATTCAGAGCTTAACACCTTTTGTACTAAGGTGTATCAGAAGGGGATATTTAAGAGTCCGCAATCTGTGCGTAATGCAATCATTAAAGCAGAGAAAAACAATTTGATTAAGAAAGAAGGAAAGAGTAAGAAGAAGATTTGGATCAATCCAGATCTACGCATACAAGTGGAAGGAAATGTTTTTCTTGATTATAAATTTTTAAGTATTGCACCCCAATAAACTTCGTAATCTTTTGCCCTCCTTTGCAATGGAGATGGATAAATCTGTGGAGGAGGTGGATGCTGTGATGTCCTTTTTCTATAAGACGTTAAGATCTCGTCTTTCTTCTTTAGAAAATCCCACGGTGCATGTCCAAAACCTTGGGAATTTTTATATTAAAGAAAAAGCACTAGATGCCACTATTGAACAATATGGTCGTTTATTAGAGAAATTAGATAACACTAGTTTTAAAGAGTACGGAATTAAGAAAACATTAGTTACAGAAATAGAAACGATGCGTAAGGTGAAAGAGAAGTTGAATGAAGAGCGTGGTAGAAGACGCGAAATAATTAATAAACGCTTTAACAATGAATCTACAAAAGAACATAATACAGATATGGAAGAGTAAGGGTCAGATTATTGAGGGCATTACCAATTCCATATTTAAAAGAGAAGATGTAGAAGAGATTGCAGAGCAGAGAATAAGTATTTGTAAAGAATGCACACTCTATGATCAAAGTGGTAAGGGATGTGCAGTTCCAGGTACACAACCTTGTTGTAATGAGGGTATGGGTGGATGTGGGTGTTCTCTATCCTTAAAAACAAGAGCTCTTTCTTCTGAGTGTCCACTAGGATATTGGAAAGCTGTTCTTTCAGAGGAAGAAGAGGATAAACTGAATGAAAAATTAGGATTATGAGTTTAATATTTAAACCAGAAAAGCACGAGTATGTATCATTAAATGGAGAGAATGTAGATTGGACTAGTGTCACTAGTTTCATTTCTAACTTTAAACAACCATTTGATGCGGATACTATTGCTCTTAAGTCTTCTCGCAATAAAAAGAGTAAATGGTATGGAATGAGCGCAGATGATATCAAAAGTGCTTGGAAGTCTGAAGCAAAACGTGCTACAGACCTTGGTACATGGTATCATAACTGTAGAGAAGCTGATCTTTGTCATTTAGAAACAATAGAAAGGGAAGGAGTTACGGTTCCTGTTTTTAAACCCGTAGAAATAGACGGTATCAAGTATGCGCCAGATCAAAAACTTAAGGATGGCATCTATCCTGAGCACATGGTATATTTGAAATCTGTTGGTCTTTGTGGTCAGTCTGACTTAGTAGAAATAGTAAATGGTCATGTTAACATTACAGACTACAAAACTAACAAAGAAATTAAGATTGAAAGTTATGTAAACTGGGAAGGTGTCTCGCAAAAGATGTCTCCTCCAGTAGCGCACCTTGACGATTGTAACTTTAATCATTATGCGTTACAACTGAGTTTGTATATGTACATGATACTGAAGCATAATCCAAAGCTAAAAGCAGGAACCCTAACTCTTCATCACATTTTATTTGAAGAAGCAGGAAGAGATAAGTTTGACAATCCTATTACAGCATTAGATACAAATGGAGATCCAATTGTACTAGACGTTGTGCAATATGATGTACCCTATTTAAAATCAGAAATAAGTGAATTAATAAAATGGAAAACCAGCAACCAGTAGTTTATAATCTTAGTGATCTTATTGATCTTTATTTAGCAGCAAGACTTCCAGAAGGAGAAAAGATTTTTAAATATCAATCTTCACCTGGTAATACAAAATGGATACATATTGATGAGCTTAGAATACAAGCTAACTTTAAAGCTTACTATCCAACTGGTCAAAAGTATATAGAAGGATTTGCTGGCGTAGTTAATAATCACCATCAAGTTAAAAAAGATGATAAGACTATTTGATATACAAAATGGACAGGTGATACCATCTGAACATTGTTATACGTTAGCATTTTTAAAAGATATAATGGACAATTTTCCTGACGATTGTAATAAGATATATACATATCTTTTTTATATGACTTGTCCAAATCCAGATCTTAATCCTTTTTTTCATTTTCCAGATGAAGAAAAAGAAGAAATAATATTACAAGAAATAGGAGCAGAGTTTTCTACAGATGAAGATATGATAGTTAGAGCATTGAAATTATGCGAAAAAATGTATCAGACAGAAACATCTAGAGCATATTATGGTATTAAAAAAGCATTAGATAATATAGCAAGATATATGTCTAGTACACAAATTACTGATGGACGAGATGGGAATATTGCTCAAATAGGACGTATAGCAAAAGACTTTGACGCTATTAGACAGAGTTATAAAGGAGTGTATAAAGATCTTATGGAAGAGCAACAATCATCTGTACGTGGTGGACAAAACTTAGCATATGATCAGTAGTATGGCATTAAATGTATTTACGGTGTGGATTTTTATACTATCTATAATAGCGGTTATTATTGCTGGAATAGATGTATGGGATCAAACTAAGGACAAGTGAATTTATCTGTATATAAAACAGTTCCTACATGGAACAATGGTGTGTGGGAAACTACAGAATTTGAATCTAGAGATGATTGGAAAGAATTTGTGCGTTCTGTATTTATAGAAGAAGGTCCTGATGTGGGGTATAAATTTGATGAAACATTTTTTCTTTTTAATGAACAAGCAAGAAAGTTTCAAAAAGATGGATATTATTGTTCAGCTCCTGTAAGAACTAAAGATTATATAAACTACTGGGACGATCAAAAGACAAAGTGTAAATCAGGGGTTATTTTTAAAAATAAGGATAACACTTGGTATCTAAGTAGAGACTACTACATGTGGTTAAACTTTCTTCCTATTTATGACAAGGAAGAATCTAGATTTGACTTTGCTAAAGTGAGAGACGCACAGTATCATATGGCGTTGTACGAATGTTTAGCAGAACTAGAATATAAACATTGTCCTATTTTAAAAAAGCGTCAGATAGCATCTTCCTATTTTCATGCTGGTAAACTTATTAATCAATACTGGTTTGAGTCTGGTGCGATTCTTAAAATAGGTGCTAGTCTTAAAGACTACATCAATGAAAAGGGTACATGGAGAATGCTCAATGAATATAAAAACTTTTTGAATGAGCACACTGCATGGTATCGTCCTAACGACCCAGATAAAGTGTTAGCATGGCAGCAACGTATCAAAGTGAGAGTAAATGGCAGAGATACATTTAGAGGATTGTTTTCAGTGTTACAAGGAACATCATTTGAAAAAGATGCAACAGCTGGTGTCGGTGGTCCCGTAACCTACTTCTTTCATGAGGAAGCTGGTATTGCTCCTAAGATGGATGAAACATACGAGTATATGCGTCCTGCTATGCAATCAGGTATGATTACTACCGGAGTTTTTATTGCTGCAGGATCTGTGGGTGATCTTGATCAATGCGAACCTCTTAAGAACTTTATCATGAATCCAGAGGTTTATGATATGTTGGCAGTAACAACATCATTATTAGACTCAAAAGGTACAATAGGTAAGAGCGGACTTTTTATTCCAGAACAATGGTCTATGCCACCGTTCATAGATGAATATGGAAATTCAAGAGTGGTAGAAGCTCTGGAAGCAATCAAAAAAGAAAGAGAAAAGTGGAAGAAAGAGTTAAACCCTGAACAGTATCAATTACGTATATCTCAGAAACCTACAAACATAGAAGAAGCATTTGCATTTAGAAAAGAGTCTAAGTTTCCTCAACATCTAGTTTCTAAACAAATGCAACGTGTAGAAGATAAAGAATATCCTTATGAGTTATTAGATCTTTACAAAAATGAACAGGGTAAGATTATTGCACAAGAGTCTAGAAAGCTTCCCATCTCCGAGTTTCCTATTTCTAAGACAGCAGAAGATAAAGAAGGATGTATTGTTGTTTGGGAAAAACCTGTTTCTAATCCTGGGTTTGGAATGTATTATGCATCTATTGACCCAGTAGGTGAGGGTAAAACAACTACATCCGACTCACTTTGCAGTATTTTTGTTTATAAGACAAAGGTGGAAGTGACAAAAGAAAATATGGTTGGAGAAAGAAAAACCTATGTGGAACATGACAAGATTGTAGCTAGTTGGTGTGGTAGATTTGATGATATTAACAAAACCCACGAAAGACTAGAACTATTAATCGAGTGGTATAATGCTTGGACTGTAGTGGAGAATAACATCTCGTTGTTTATTCAATATATGATATCTAGAAAGAAACAGCGTTATTTAGTACCAAAAGATCAGATATTATTTCTTAAAGATCTTGGATCTAATGCTAATGTATATCAAACATACGGTTGGAAAAATACAGGTACTTTATTTAAACAACATCTATTATCCTATGGTATTCAATATCTTACAGAAGAAATAGATCAAGATATTGATGAAAAAGGAGATATTATAAAAGTCACTTATGGGGTGGAACGCATACCAGATGGGATGCTTTTAAAGGAAATGCAAGCATACCATGAAGGTTTAAACGTAGACCGTTTAGTGTCGTTTTGTGCACTTATAGCATTTGCAAAGGTTCAAGAGTCAAATAGAGGTATGCAGAAGCGTTTTGAAGCAAACTCAAATTTGGAAAAGTCAGAAAAAAGTTATAAATTAAAATTGAACCCTTTTAGACATATTGGAGGTTCACAATCAATTGGTTCCGGTATGTCTAAACCCCGTTCACCCTTTAAAAACTTAAAGTAGATGTACGTATTTGAAAGTACTTTCACTACACCAAGTGTTTACACTTATTCTTCTAGCACAGCTGGAGACACTATTTTTTTTATAAGTAACTCATAATCATGCAGATATTAAATGCTTTAGATCTTAAATCTGGCAAGAAAGCTGAGTATAACAAGTTGGGTACACTCACCCAACCTATTCAGTTTTTACCCCTGTCTGCTAAAGATGAGCAGTGGAGAGCTAGTAACATGGACTGGTTGGAGTGGCAGGGTATTAAGCAAATACGTAGAAACGCTCGTAAACTTCTTAAAAACTATAAACTTGCTAAAGGTATTATTGACCGTACAGACTATATAGTAGAAGAAAATAATGAATATGCTGATCTAATTGAGACGTTAACCAAAGAAGATCAGTCTGCTTTAGAACTTAAGTTTTATCCCATCATTCCAAATGTAATTAATCTTTTAAGTGGGGAGTTTTCAAAAAGAGCTTCTAAAGTTATATTTCGTGCTGTTGATGACATTTCCTATAATGAAATGTTAGAACAAAAGCGTTCAATGATTGAACAAACCCTCATTACAGAAGCTGAACGCGAGATGACAATGAGGATGATGAATATGGGGATGGATCCAAACTCTGAGGAAGCTCAGCAAGCACTTTCTCCTGAAGCTATCCGATCACTTCCTGAGATTGAGTCTTTCTTTAAAAAAGATTATCGTTCTATGGTGGAAGAGTGGGCAACTCACCAGATGAAGGTAGATGAAGAAAGATTTAAGCTCTTTGAATTAGAAAACATGGCATTTCGTGACATGCTCATCTCAGATCGTGAGTTTTGGCACTTTCGCATGATGGAAGATGATTATGAAGTGGAGCTTTGGAACCCTGTCTTAACTTTCTATCACAAGAGTCCTGATGCGCGTTATGTATCTCAGGGTAATTGGGTGGGTAAGTTTGATATCCTAACTGTTGCTGATGTTATTGACAAGTATGGCTACATGATGACACAGGAGCAGTTGGAATCTTTAGAGGCAATCTATCCTATTCGTTCTGCAGGTCTTCCTATGGGAGGATTACAAAACGATGGTAGCTTTTATGATCCTAGTAGATCTCATAAATGGAATACAGAAGGACCATCCTTAGCGATGCGTCAGTTTTTATCTGCATATGAGAATATGCCATACAATGGGGACATTGTACAATGGATTTTAAGTGAGAGTGAAGATTTCTTCGATTATGGACCCAACTTTATGCTTCGTGTAGCTACCATTTATTGGAAAAGTCAGCGTAAAGTGGGGCATCTCACTAAGATTACAGAAGACGGAGAGATGATTCAAGATATTGTAGATGAGACATTTAAGGTGTTAGAAAAACCTATTTATGACACTCGTCTTTCTACAAAAAAGACTAGAGAAAATCTAGTTTATGGAGAACATATTGATTGGATTTGGATTAATGAAACATGGGGTGGTGTTAAGATTGGACCAAACAGACCTACATTCTGGGGTATGGAAAATCCTACAGGGTTTAGTCCCATCTACCTTAACGTTAAAAAGCTTCCATTCCAGTTTAAAGGAGATCATACACTTTATGGATGTAAACTTCCTGTAGAGGGTTCTGTGTTTTCTGATCGCAATACACGATCAGTATC